CGAAGACAGACCTGTTCCTCCGTGCGCTTGAGAGTTACATCCAAGCAATCGTTGACGTTCTCAACAAACAGTTGGTCGAGCGTCTTTGGCAGTTGAACGGTCTGAATTATGACCTGATGCCAACTATCGAAGCTGGTGATGTTGCTCCACATGACTTGCGTGAAGTTGCTGCGTTCTTGCGTAATCTCAATGGCGCTAACATTGATGTGTCCTCGCACCCAGAGGTTGTTAAAGACCTTATGGACATAGCTGACTTGGAGTATGACCCTGAAGTTGGTCGTTCTACTACAGATGAGGAAGAAGTATAATGGCAACTTTAAACAATAGAGTATTTGACAATGGACTTTCAGTACTAGACACTGAGGCTGATCGCTTGGACATTACCTCTCAGGAAGCCACAAGCTACGTTGATGCTACCTCTACATCTACTTTAGGTAATTCTGACAGTCTTTCCATCGCTGCCCCATCAGATAGATCAGGTGGTGGACGTGAGGTAGTTGTAGCTTCCATAGCTGATGCGCCAGTTACAGGTAACGGTACAGCCACTCACTATGCGATAGTTGACACGGCTAACTCTCGTCTTCTCGCCACAGGTTCTCTTACGGCAAGCCAAGTAGTTGCCTCTGGGAATACCTTTTCATTAGGATCGTTTACTATCGGTATCCCTGATCCTGCATAATAAAGGTTATTTAATATGACCAGCAGGATTTTACAGGAAGACAGTGGCTTAATCCTCACGCAAGCCAGTGAACCCATAATAAACAACAACTTTATCGGCGCTGACAGTTTTTCTACTGGCTCCCCAGTTGTTCAGACATCCGCAATAACTCAAGTCCATGTAATAGGTGCTACAAGCATCACATTTGGACAACCAATAGTATCTACTGCGGAAATAACTCAAGACCATGCAATAAGTGCTACAAGCATTGTATTTGGACAACCTGTAATTTCTCCTACGGCAATAGTTATAAATTATCGGATAGGTTTTCCAAGTAGGGTTTTACAAGAAGACGGTGGCTTAATACTTACTGAAACCAATGAGGTTTTAGTAGACCAAGATTCTCAAGAGAAAAATAGTTTTTCTACTGGAATCCCAGTTATAGCCAATGCCACACTTACGGAAAGTGAGGAAAACACCGCAGTTCCTATTCTGACTGGTGTACCAGAAGTTAACCCGACTGTAATAACTTATGATAATGTGCTGTCGGCTAGAGGTATCCTTACTGGAAGACCTATCGTAGAAGACGCAAGAGACCCTAACCTAATACTTGAACAGGAAATAGATCAGATGTTTGGAGGATGGCAAAGACGTACATACGAAGTACCAGATGGTCGCCTCGTTCAATCTGAGCGTGAGATACAAGCTACTTATGGGGATATTGTATCTATTGACAGAAAAGCTAAGTCTCTGCTTAAGTTTGGTAAGTCAGCCCCATTAACTACGAACTCTCTACAGACCATTTGGACAGTTGGTGGCAATGAAGCCTACATATCAGACAATGGTATTACTCACATCTCCTCTTCGTCTGCCTCTGACACACAAGAGATTAGAATAGAGGGTCATACGATCTCGGCGGGAGATCTAACCTTCGTAGTGCAGACTGTAACCCTTAGTGGTCAGACTTCCGTTGAACTAACTACAGGTCTCGCAAGAGTATCAAGAATATCTAACAACAGTGGAGATGAACTTGTTGGTCGTGTGGTTGTCTATGAAGATACAGCAGTAACTGGCGGTATTCCAACAGACGCAACTAAAATTCACATCGACATTCCTCTGGGCTTCCAACAGTCCTTCAAGGCTGCTACATCCTTCAGCAAAGAAGACTACTATGTAATGACGGGTTTCTATGGTGCTGTAAGTGCCAAACAGTCTGCCGCAGTAGATTTCTACATTGAAATAAAAGAACCTGACGGGGTATTCTTACAGAGGGCTTGTTTTACCGCATCTTCATCGGGTGGGAACTCTGACATAAGCCTTGATCCAGCAATTATCGTACCGAAGAACTCAGATGTACGGGTCAGATGTGAGACAGCGAACAACAACGCAGTCGTATTTGGTATATTCAAAGGTTATCTAGCAAAGGTTACAGGTTAATGAAAGTAGGATCAAAAGTATCTTGGAACTCTTCTGGTGGAACCGCTCGTGGTATTGTCCGTGAGATCGTTCGTGACGGTAAGGTTCCTAGTATCCCAGTAAAGATCACAGGAACCAAAGAGGAACCTGCCGCTCGTATTGAGATCATTGATGATGAAGGTAAGCCAACAGGCACAATGGTTGGTCACAAGGTTTCTACCCTCCGTAAAGCACAATACGCTAACGACATCTTCACCACTGAGCCAGAAGCTATCTCTCGTTCTATGGACTTAGGTATGGGTGGAGCCACTCACGTTTCTGAGTACGATGGACAGGCTGTTTATATGCCGGGAGAGAGCCACGAGGCGTACCTTTCGTTCTACGAAGGGGATCAGCCTACCGAAGAGGCAGAAGAGCCATCAGTGAGCCGTATAGAGGCTCTCAGGGCTGTTGTAGCTGAGATACTAAAGACTGACTTTGCTAAAGCTGAGTATCAAGGCGAAACTGTTACCTTAAATAAGCCTCGGCGTATCAAGGGTGGCAACAAGAAGTTTGAAGTATTCGTACAGGACGGTGGCAAGGTTAAGCGGGTAGCTTTCGGTGATCCTAACATGGAAATCCGTAGGGATGACCCCAAGGCTCGTGCCAATTTCCGCTCCCGCCATTCGTGTGATACTAAGAAAGATAAGACAACGGCTGGCTACTGGTCTTGTCGCATGTGGGAATCCAACACATCGGTGGGTGAAATGACAAAGAATATAGAAGGTAAAATCCTCAAGACTGACGATGAACAGCGTATGGTCTACGGATGGGCTTCTGTGGTTACAGAAAAAGGTGAAGCCGTTATTGATCGTCAGGGTGACGTTATCGAAGCTGGTACACTGGTAAAAGCCGTTAATGAATTTATGGAGCATGTGCGGGTCGGCAAGGCTATGCACGTTGGAGATCAAGTTGGCGTAGTTGTCCACTCTCTCCCTATCACTAAAGAAATTGGTGATGCTCTTGGTATCCAGTCTGATCGTGAAGGGTGGGTTGTCGCTTACAAAGTATTCGATGATACCGTCTGGGATATGGTCAAATCTGGTGAACTCGCTGCGTTCTCTATAGGTGGACGTGCTATTAAGGAGGAAATCTAACTTGCCTAATCTCCTGAAAAACTTGCACCTTGAAGAACTTTCCCTTGTGGATCGTCCAGCCAATGCACAAGCAATGGTCTCACTCTTCAAGCGTGACAATTCCGAAGAGGAAATTACGAAAATGAATGAAGATATGGAAGCCAAAGTAAAGGCGTACATGGATGACAAAGGTTGTGGACGTGGCGAAGCTATGAAAGCTCTCGGTTACGACATGGAAAAGGCTGATGAAGTTGTAACAGAAGAAGTTGCTGAGAAAGCTGCTCCTGAAGTTGAAGCTGTTGAGGCTCCTGAAGTTGACGTTGAGGCACTTAAGGCTGACTTTGATCGTCTTACTGCTGAGAACCAACATCTCCGCAAAGGTCTTATTGAGAACGGTTTCGTTATTCGTGCTGACTCAATCGAAAAGAAAGCGGAAGAAGAAATGATGGACATCGACGGTGAGATGGTAGCTAAGAGCGACATCCCAGCCCCAGTCCTAAAAGCACTTGAAGCTGCTGCTGTAGCCAAGCGTGAACATGAAATCGAAAAGGCTGACCTTGAGTTGACAAAGAAAGCAGAAGAAGTTCTGCCACACTTTGAAACTGGTGCAGCCAAGTCACTTCTGAAGTCATTCTCAGAAGATGAAGCAATTATGGTAATGCTTAAGGCTGCTGATGCAGCTTTTGAAGCCTCCATGCAAGAATTTGGTAAGTCCGATGTAGACGGCGAGTTCGCTACTTCTGCCGACAAACTGGATGCTCTCGTAAAGTCCTACATGGACGAAAACCAACTGAAAAAGAGTGAGTTCGCCAAGGCTTATGCTGCTGTAGCTAAGACCGACGAAGGCAAAGCACTCATCACTAAATCCTACAAAGGGGAATAACAATGGCCGTTATGCAGTCTCGTGATAACCGCACTTTCATCGCTGGGGAAGACCTTTCCGCAGCACAATTCAAATTCGTAACTCTGGAAGCCGATGGTCAAGTTGATCTGGCTGACTCTGCTGGTGAAAATGCTATGGGCGTATGCCTTGTTGGCGCTGCCGCTGGTAACGCAGTAACAGTATGTGTCTCAGGTTCAGTCATGGTAGAAGCTGGTGGTGCAATTACTGCTGGTGACCAAATCCAAACTGGCGCTGATGGTACAGCCTTGCTTGCAGCAACTGGTGATATTATTCTTGGATACGCTCGTGAAGACGGTGTAGACGGTCAGATCATCGAAATCGAAATGATCCAAGGTGGCAACGCAGCCGCCTAATCTAGCATTTAAGGAATAACACAATGCCACTATTGACTCCATCTCAGGTACATATCGACCAGCCGTTGTCTAACTTGACGCTGGCCTATGTACAAGAACAAACTAACTTTGTCGCTGACAAGGTATTCCCAACCGTAGGTGTTGCTCGTCAGTCTGACAAGTATTACATCTATGACCGTGCCAACATGAACCGCTCTGGTGACGTAAAGAAACTTGCGCCACGCACAGAAGTTAACCGCATCGGTATGGCAGTTTCTAACGCTGCTTATTATGCTGACGTATATGGCCTCGGCATGGACTTCGATGAGCAAACTCTTGCTAACGAAGATGCAATGTTGGAAATCCGTTCCGCTGGCGCACAGACATTGACAACTCGCTTGTTGATCGACCGTGAAGAGCGTTTCGCTGACACATTCTTTAAGGCTGGCGTCTGGACTACAGACAACACTCCCGGCAACTTGTGGTCTGACTACACTAACTCCACACCAATCTCTGATGTAACCGCTGCTCGACGCACTATGCAGTTGACCTCCGGTGGCTTCAAGCCAAACACAATGGTTGTTGGTAAAGAAGTTCGTGACATCTTAGTTAACCACCCAGACATCCTCGCTCGTTTGAACGGTGGTGCAACTGTATCAAACACAGCTTTGATTACAGATGCTAAACTGGCTGAAATCTTTGAGGTAGAAAACTTCTACGTCATGGAAGCTGTCAAGAACGGTGCTGCTGAAGGTCTGGCAGAAGCCAATGCTTTCATCGGTGGTAAGAACGCTCTGTTGGTACACACACCTCGTGCATCCGGTCTGATGACCCCTGCCGCTGGTCTGACATTCGCATGGAACTCAGTTCCCGGCGTAAACAACCTCGGTGTTACCGTTGAGTCCTTCTCTGACGATGCTCTGAAGCGTCAGCAAGTTGCAGAACACATCCAAGTTAAAATGGCCTATGACATGAAAGTCACAGGCGCTGACTTGGGTTACTTCTTCTCAGCCGTAATCGCCTAAGCGATAATACTAAAGGTGTACCCTGAGCTTAACGGCTTGGGGTACAACCCAATATATAACAGAACATAACAGTATTCATATAATGGAGAGTCCCTATGCACCCCACATACTTGGGTTGGCAGGTCGATTGGCC